GCCCAGTTCAAAAAGCGTCACATGGGTCGTCCAAAGGGCGACCTTTCGTCGTATTATGGGTTCATACGAAACAAAACCGATGGCAGTCAATCACGAAATCAAATCCCAACTTGCTCGTCTGCTTGCTACTGAAGACTTGGTTGTGGAGCACAAGAAGGTCTCCACTGCTTGCTTCAACGTTCATACTCGGGTTCTGACGCTACCCCTGTGGGAGAAGGCAAGCAACACTGTATATGACTTGCTGGTGGGACATGAGGTGGGCCATGCTCTCTTTACTCCTGATGAAGATTGGAGTTTGAAGTGTAAGGTTCCTCAACAGTTCATTAATGTGGTTGAAGATGCACGGATTGAGAAATTGATGAAGCGTAAATATGGTGGACTTGCGAAGACTTTCTTTACTGGATATAAAGAACTAAACGAAGAAGATTTTTTTCAAATCGCTGATGAAAATATTTCTACCTTTAATCTTGCTGATCGTGTAAACCTTTACTTTAAAGTTGGTAATTTTATTTCTCTGAACTTTAAACCAGAAGAAAAAGAAATTGTTGATTTAATTTCATCCGCAGAAAGTTTTGCAGATGTTTTGATTGCTGCAGAAGAACTTTACAAGTACTGTAAAAAAGAAAAAGAACAACAGCAAAAAGTTGTTGACTTTGATTCTCATGAGCAACAGGAGAATTCTCAATCTCCTGCCAACGAAATTGTGGAAACTAATGACTCCTCTTCTGAGGAAGAAGGTGATAGTAATAACTCCCAACCTCAAGAACCTGAGGGAAATAGTCAAACCGCTCAAGGTGAAGAAACTCAGGTCAAATCTGCTGGAGATGAAGAAGAACCAGAAGTTCGCACTGCTGATTCTCTGGAGGATAAAATTCGTGATTTGGTGAATCAAGATGGATATGAGAATGTTTATATTGAAGTTCCCAAAGTTAATCTTGATACTGTAATCGGTAAGAATGTAGATGTTCACGAAGACATTGATGCTTGTTTTGCTCAACAACAAAAATCATATGAGGAAAATCTAAAAAATAATTACAAACATCTCCCAATTGATAATTTGTTTGAAAATGCGGACACTGAGTTTAAAAAATTCAAACTGTCTGCACAGAAAGAAGTTAATTATCTGGTAAAAGAGTTTGAGTGTCGCAAGGCAGCAGATCAATATGCTCGTGCATCAACTGCTCGTACTGGTGTTCTTGATACTGCTCGTCTTCACACATACAAATATAGTGAAGATCTTTTTAAAAAAGTAACCGTGGTGCCTGATGGAAAAAATCACGGTCTGGTGTTTGTGTTGGACTGGAGTGGTTCTATGCAAAATGTTCTTATGGATACTTGCAAACAACTTTTTAATCTTGTTTGGTTCTGTAAGAAAGTTGCAATTCCTTTTGAGGTTTATGCTTTTACGAATGAGTGGAGGCGTGGTGAATATGACTATACTTCAGGAACTTTTAAAGCAGCAGATCGTACTTCTCATTATGAAAAGAAAGAAGGTGCTCTTTGTGTAGATGAAACTTTTTCTTTGATGAACCTTCTTACCAGCAAAGTTTCTGGTAAAGAACTGGAGCATCAACTACTAAACGTTTGGCGTCTTGCTGTTTGTTTTTCTGATACCTACCGCTCTGCTTATACGTATCCTACTCGTCTATGTCTTTCTGGAACTCCCTTGAATGAGGCACTCATTTCTCTTCATCAAATTCTTCCAAAGTTTCAAAAAGAAAACAAACTCCAAAAGGTTCAATGTATTGTTCTAACTGATGGTGAGGCAAATTATCTTCCTTATCACGTTGAAGTAAAACGCAATTGGGAATCTGAGCCTTACATTGGTGCTCGTGGAATAAATCCTATTAAAACTTTTTTGCGAGATCGTAAACTTGGAACTACCTACAAGTTTGATTATGGATATCATCAATTCACTGATGTTCTTCTTCGTAATTTGAAGGACAAGTTTTCTTCGGTAAACTTCATTGGTATTCGTGTTCTTGAAAGTCGCAATGCTAATCGTTTTATCAGTATGTACCACGAAATTGGTGATAAGCAATATGAAAAAATCCAAAATGATTGGAAGAAATTGAGGAGTTTTACAATTATTAATTCTGGATATGACGCTTACTTTGGACTTTCTGCTTCCACACTTTCTCAGGACTCTGAATTTGATGTCGCTGAAGACGCATCTAAAGCTCAAATTAAATCTGCTTTTGTGAAGTCTCTAAAAACCAAAAAACTCAACAAAAAAGTTCTTGGTGAGTTTATTTCTCTCGTCGCATAAATACCTAAAAAGTATCTGCTAATATGAAAACTTACAGAGAGTTTATTGCTGAAGCTGGTGATTGGTGGCATCCAGATCCAGAACAAGACAAACTTATGCCAGGGAGAGGCCCGAAACTTCGTTCAAAAGAAGATCGTGGTCAATCAATTTCGACTCAAACACAACCTGATTATAGTAAAAAACTAAAACCAGGTGAGTCTTATATGGATTTTGCAAAACGCAAAGCAAGAGGTGAATCTGTTGAATATGATTTGAGTGAAACTTCTCTCACTCGTGTAATGAGTAAGTCCAAAAAAGGTGGAATGGCAATTATGTCTGCTCAAAGGGGAGACAAATCTAAAGCAGAAAATAAAGCACGTTCAAAACAACTTGAAAGAGATGTAAGAGGTGCTGGTCTTCCTGGACCTACTAAGGTTGCTGGCAGATACACTGAAAATCCAGGAACTCCACAGGAGAAAAAAGTGGGCGAAAAATCTCACATTATCACTCCTGGCAAAAAAGGTAAGAGAAAGTTTAAAAAGGCAATTGAAAAACTTGGTAAAAAGTATGACCAAGATTCTGTGCTTCTTCAACGCAAAAAAGGTGGGGAAGCAACTCTTAAAGGTACTTCGAAGACATCTTGGCCTGGTAAAGGAAAGAATGTTAAAATTGGTAGTATGAAACCAGGTAGAACTGGTGAGTTTGATACTAAAGTTAAAAACAAAACATTTACAGTTGAAAAATGAAATCTAAATTCCCACTTGAACACGTTATTAAGTATGATACCAAAGAAGTTTGGGTAAAATGTGATAGTGCTATCACTGCTATGGGTATTGGTGCTATGGTGGAAAAGTATTATCCTGGATATAAAGGTCATATTGGTAGCAAAGAGTATATTGAAAAACTCAAGAACCAGTTGACCAACTGACCACTAGGGGTCCTAGTGACCCTTTTTTTGTTCTATAATGACTTCAGTTGAAACAAACGACCTGATTATGCCTCGCACTCAAATGACCGACGATCAAATCCTTAATGATCTCAAGAGCACGTTTGGTACAGAATTTACTGCTGCTGATGTTCGCGGTTACTGTGCCTCAAGGTCTATTGCTTACCAGACTGTAACCAAGCGTCTTGAGCAGTTTAAAATTGGTCGCGGTCGTTGGAATCTTGAAGTAACTCAAGAACGAGTTCAAGAAATTGAACGTTCGTTTCAAAATGTTTCTGTTCTTCCTGAAGTCCATCAAAACCTTATTCCTGATAAAGATGATACCTTCGTCAAGTTTGGTAACTTTAATGATATTAAAAAAATTATTTCTTCCAATCTTTTTTATCCGACGTTCATTACGGGTCTTTCGGGTAATGGTAAAACGTTCTCTGTGGAGCAAGCTTGTGCTCAACTTAAGCGTGAACTGATTCGTGTCAATATTACTATTGAGACTGACGAGGATGATCTAATCGGTGGTTTCCGTCTGGTGAATGGCGAAACTGCTTGGCATAATGGTCCCGTGATTGAAGCATTGGAGCGTGGTGCAATCCTGCTTCTGGATGAGATTGACCTTGCTTCCAACAAGATTCTGTGCCTGCAATCTGTTCTGGAAGGTAAGGGTGTCTTCCTCAAGAAGATTGGTCGATTCGTGAAACCTGCCGCTGGTTTCAATGTGATTGCCACTGCCAACACCAAGGGTAAGGGTTCTGATGATGGTCGATTCATTGGCACTAACGTTCTCAATGAGGCATTCCTTGAACGCTTCCCTGTGACCTTTGAGCAGTCCTATCCTGCTCCTGCAACCGAACAGAAGATTCTGGAAGGCATCGCTCTGGATCTGGGTGCGGAAGACCGTGACTTCTGCAAGCGCCTGGTCGATTGGGCAGACATCATCCGCAAAACCTTCTACGATGGTGGTATTGAGGAAATCATCAGCACCCGCCGTCTGGTCCACATCATCCGTGCTTACAGTATCTTTCAAGATAAGGCAAAGGCAATCCAAGTATGTGTGAATCGCTTTGATGATGAGACCAAGCAGTCCTTCCTGGAACTGTATGATAAAGTGGACGCTGATTTCCAGATGCCTACTGACAATATTCAGCAAACTGGTCTTCTTGACGATCAAGCACCATTTTGATAGAATGTGAGGAGGTCAATGTGCCTCCTCTTTTTTACTCTTTACTATGAAACAAAATGTCTGAAAACTTTGAGAGCACTTATGAAAGTTCGTTTGCTACGAACAAAAATAAATTCTACGATGACTTTGAACTTCCTCTTCCTAATCAAGAGTTTTGGGAAGAAGATGGAATTAGTTTGACAGGAAATCCACACGCATCACCAGATCAAATTGTTTTCACTGGATCTGGAGTTCGTGGTGGATTTGGTGAAGATCACCTTGTTCTTAATCCTCCCTCTACTTTTACTATTAAAATGCCTGAAGATACAAACAAAAATGGTTTTTGGAAATATAATGAAGATAAAATTCTCAAGCAACTTGAGCAGTACATTTCTGGCACCTATAGTCAACATTATGTTGATAGGACTGGTGGTGGAACTGAACAAACTCTTGATAAGATTAAACATAATCGTCGTGAGGGATTTTGTGCTGGCAATGTAACCAAATATATTGATCGTTATGATACTAAAGGCACTCCTCGCGCTGACTTGTTTAAAGTTCTTCATTATACGATTCTTTTGATCAACCATCTCAATCTCATTGAAAATAAGTGATTATGAAACTTTCTGATAAAACTCTTTCTGTACTGAAGAACTTCTCTTCTATCAACCAATCTATCCTCTTTAAGCAAGGTAGTAAACTTCGTACTATTTCTGTGATGAAGAATATTCTTGCAGAAGCAACTGTATCTGAAGATCTTCCTAAGGATTTTGGTATCTATGATTTGAATCAGTTTTTGAATGGTCTTGGTTTATATCAAAGTCCAGAACTAGATTTTCAAAATGATGGATATGTAGTTATTAAAGAAGGAAAGTCACGTTCCAAATATTTCTTTGCAGATCCTACTGTTATTATTACTCCTCCTGATAAAGCAATCAATCTTCCTAGTGAAGATGTATGTTTTGAAGTAAGTACCGAACAACTTGATAAACTGTTGAAAGCTGCTGCTGTTTATCAACTCCCTGATATTTCTGCTGTTGGTGAATCGGGTGTTGTAAAACTGGTGGTGCGTGATAAAAAGAATGAAACCTCCAATGACTTTGCTGTTGTTGTTGGTGAAACTGACACCAATTTTGTCTTTAACTTTAAAGTAGAAAACATTAAAGTTCTCCCTGGAACTTATGAAGTTGTTGTGTCTCAAAAACTTTTGTCACGTTTTACCTCTAAGAACCACGATCTGGTGTATTATATTGCTCTAGAACCTGATTCAACTTTTGGATGAATATCTTTGTAACTTCGCCTTGGCCTGCAGAGAGTGCTATCTGTCTTCCTGATAAGCACATTGTCAAGATGCCCCTGGAATGCTGCCAAATGCTTTCTATTGTGGCATCTGAAAAATGGGGTCATAACTATGGCCCTTTGTACAAGACTGATAACACTCCTTACCGAACTGAAAAAGGTGCGTTTCGTAATCATCCCTGTACCAAATGGGCAATGGATAGTATCCACAATGCCTATTGGTTGATTAAGCACGGTATGAATCTATGTGATGAGTATTCTGTACGATATGAGAAAACACATTCGTGCTATAATACGCTTTTACAAGCATACTACCTATTTCCAAAGGGGAAGATTACCGAAGTAACACCATTTGCTCGTGCAATGCCAGATGAGTATAAACTTGACGACAGCATTGACACTTTTACTGCTTACAAGATGTATATCGCATCCAAACCTTGGGTTGCATCTAATTATCTTCGTATGCCAGAACGTAAACCTGATTGGGTATAAAAAATTATGAGTCGTGATGAATTTTTGTGGGTTGAGAAGTATCGCCCCAAAACAATTGAAGATTGTATTCTCCCTGAGAATATTAAGAAAACCTTTACAGACTTTCTAAATAAAGGCGAAGTGCCAAACTTGCTTCTTGCTGGTCCTGCTGGATGTGGCAAGACAACTGTTGCAAAAGCACTTTGCAATGAATTGGGAGTAGATGTTTATGTCATTAATGGATCCGACGAAGGTAGATTCCTTGATACTGTCAGAAACAATGCGAAAAACTTCGCTTCGACCGTATCGCTTTCGTCAACTGCTAAACACAAAGTCATCATTATTGATGAGGCAGATAACACAACCTCAGACGTTCAACTCCTCCTACGGGCGTCTATTGAGGAATTTGCTAACAACTGCAGGTTCATCTTTACCTGCAACTACAAAAACAAAATCATTGAACCGCTTCATTCCCGTTGTGCCGTTGTGGAATTTGGGATTAAGGGAAAGGAAAAAGTAGAACTTGCTGGTCAGTTTTTTAAAAGACTTCAAAATATTCTTGAAACAGAAGGTATTGAATATGAATCTAAAGTTCTTGCTGAATTGGTCCAAAAACATTTTCCAGATTGGCGACGAGTCCTCAATGAATGCCAAAGATATTCGGTGGGGGGAAAAATTGACGCAGCAATTCTTGCATCTTTCTCAGACATCTCTGTAAATGAACTGGTTAAAAATCTCAAAGATAAAAACTTTACTGAAGTCAGAAAGTGGGTGGTCTCCAACTTGGATAACGACGCTTCTCATCTTCTTCGCAGGGTTTATGACGCCTCTTTTGACTATCTTTCACCCGCATCTATCCCCGCTGCCGTTCTTGTTATTGCTAAGTACCAATACCAATGTGCGTTCGTTGCTGACCAAGAAATAAATCTCCTTGCTGCTCTTACAGAAATTATGGTGGAGTGTGAATTCAAATGAGTAAAGAACATCAAGTAAAGGCAAAGTGGTACTATATCTTTTGGGGTGCTATGGCAGTTGCTGTAGTTGGTGGCCAAATTTATGTTGGTCTTGGTTACCGTGAAATGGCAAAAGCAACTAAATCAACTGCTATTTCTGTTGGATGCACTCCACAATACATTATTCTACCAAAAAATAAAATGGGGGAATTTGAATGATAGTTTCTGAACAAGATGCTTTGTGGGCTGCAGATGAGTTTATTAAGTATTTCTCTCAGATGGGAAATATTGAAGACTACTTGCGTTTTGTTAAGAAAGAAGTTATTAAAAGTACTAATACTCTTGCGCCACTTCAAGATGAATTTTTTAATGAAGATATTCATCCTGAAGATATGGAATTTGATGTAAAATTTATTGGCGATAGGTTTCAACAAGCATTACCGCAAGAACATTACAATACTCTTTTGAGAGCAGTTTCTTCTCATAATAACGAATCAAATATTCCAGGAAGAGAACTTCGTTGGATGTTGTTTGAAAAAAATACTAAGAAGGTTCTTGGATTTATTCGTTTTGGATCTCCTACTATCAATTCAAAACCAAGAAATGAGTGGTTAGGTAAAGTTCCTAATCTTTCTATTTTCAATCGTCATGCAGCTATGGGATTTGTAATTGTTCCTTCGCAACCTTTTGGATACAATTATCTTGGCGGCAAACTCCTTGCGCTTCTTTGCTGTTCTCATTACGCAAGAGAAACTCTTAACAGAGTATTTGAAAAGGATATTGCTTTGTTTGAAACAACATCACTTTATGGTTCTACAACAGATGCATCTCAGTATGATGGGTTAAAACCATTTATGAGATATAAAGGACTGACTGAAAGTAAGTTTCTTCCACTTCTTCACGATGAAGCATTTCATAGACTGCACGATCGATTCACTCTTCTTAACAATAACACTCCGCTGACTGATAATAAAGCTTCATCTAAAAAGATGAAGCGACAGACAAAGATGATTTCCATTATTCGTAATTCACTTCAAGATAAACAAAAACTTAATGAATTTAATTCTATAATTGATGCAGCATTTGCGTTGACTCAAAAGAAGAGATTTTACATATCTGATTATGGATATTCAAATGTTAGAGAAGTAATTCTTGGTGAACAGAAAGAACTTCTTCGTGGTCCTAATTGGGATAAGTTTTATCTAGAAAATATTATTTCTTGGTGGAAAAAGAAAGCAGCAAAACGATATGAAAAATTGAAAGAAGAAAATAGATTTAGAACTAAGGTCGAACTCTGGACTGATGATGATGACATTCAAATTATAAGATGACACACGAACTCAAGGATTGGTTGAACTCAATTAACTTTACAAAAGAAAATTTGTCTGGAGAAATTAAGTCATATCCTCCGTATATTATCAATCGTTGCCTTTCTGGGCACATTGATTGTGTAATGTATGCAAACGAGATGAATATGAATCATCATCTTGATAAAGACCTGCAATATTCTTTTTATCTAAATAGTCTAAGGAAACGGAAGAGATTTTCTCCCTGGCTCCGAAAGGATAAAGTCACGGACTTAGAATGTATAAAACAATACTATGGATATAGTAACGAAAAAGCATCCCAAGCTCTGAAAATCCTGACACAAGAACAAATTAACTTTATTAAAAAACGACTTGATATTGGAGGATCAAAATGACTACTACGGTAGAACCTACTGTTGAATGGTCTCAGGACCAGATGGTGGAGGTAATTCTTAATGAACCTGATGACTTCCTTAAAGTCCGTGAGACTTTAACCAGGATTGGAGTTGCATCGCGTAAGGAGAAAAAACTCTATCAGTCTTGCCATATTCTACACAAGCAAGGTAGATATTATATTGTTCACTTTAAGGAACTGTTTGCTCTGGATGGCAAACACGCAAACCTGACCGTGAATGATGTTCAGCGCCGCAATCGTATTGTTCGTTTGCTTGCTGACTGGGGATTGATTACGGTTGTTAAAGAAGATAGTGTTACTGATATTGCACCACTTAATCAAATTAAAGTTCTTGCTTACAAAGATAAGGGGGACTGGATCTTGGAACAGAAGTATAATATTGGTAAAAAAGGAAAAGGTGTAGAAACCGAATGAAAAAGTGCGGGAAATAACATCCCGCTTTTTTTATGATTTTGTATAATTAGTAGTGGATGCCGTAAGGGTCCACACAATCAAACCTCGCTTTTAAAGGAGTTACTTAAATGACTAACCTTGCACGTTATACTGCTGCGGATCTTCCTACTTTGATGGATAAGATTACTCGCAACAGTATTGGAATGGACGAATATTTTGATCGTCTTTTTCACCTACACGAAACAACTTCTAATTACCCGCCTTATAATCTTGTTCAAGTTAGTAATGTAGAATCAAGACTTGAACTTGCTCTTGCTGGATTTAAAAAGAAAGAAGTTTATGTCTACACTCAAGACGGCAAACTTTTTGTGGAAGGTCAAAAAGAAGATAAAGAAACAGATTCCAATTATCTCCATAAAGGTTTAGCTCAAAGAAGTTTCAAGAGAGCGTGGACACTCTCCGATGATACGGAAGTTAAATCGGTTGATTTTGAGGATGGTCTTTTGACCATTACTCTTGGTAGAATTGTTCCTGAACATCATAAGAGAAAAGATTATCTCTAAATAAAATAAAAAATGAAAACTTTTCTCCAGTATCTTGAAGAATTAAAAGTAATCGGATATAAGATGGCAAAACCTCATTTGGGGTTGCCTAAAGGAAAAGCATATGCGAAGAGATCATCTTCAAGTGCTGGTGGAAGTGGTGGTAATGGAAATGGGGACTAAATATAATTGAATATCGTCGGCGCTATGCCACGGGAGGTAACTGGCAAAATCCAGTTGACACCTCCCATTTTTATT